GTCGCTGAAGGTTTCTTCACCCCACGTTCATTGATAGCAGCCATCACTTGGGACCATCGAAGGGTGGTTCCCTGTATGTTTGTGACCGCAATGAACGATTTATACGCACCGCGACCTGTAATCGTATCCTTACACCTACGGCCAGCTGAGAGATACATAAAGTATTTCGCCCAGTGGCGTTCGGCATAAAGGGTTACAGGCTCTGGACTCTTATCGTACCACTCGAACCCTAGATGCATACATGCACCTTCGGGATCTTGTTGGACATTACGACAAAAAGTCTTCCAGTTCTTCCAGGCCGATTTGGACCATTTTAAGCCACAATTGGCTCCTAACCCATTAGTATGGGGTAGGATGGTTTGATCAAGTTTTGGAGGATCCGCGGTATTCTGCCGATGTTGCCAATAGAATGGGTCCGGTTTAACCTGGATTCCAGGCTTCAAGGCCTGAGGCAACAACTCTGTCAGCTTCACTAAAAGTACCGAAAAACTCGGATACGCAAGCGACAGTCGTACCACCTTATTAAAAGTAGTCACAACTTCACCGATATCCTTTGGATATTTAAAGTCATATGACTCTACATACCCGTGTCCATCTAAATAGTGGGCACCACAGCTTTCGCGGTAAGTATCGTTGATATGGGTTTTCTTCATATTAACGACAAAACCGGCACGCTGTAAGTCGGTCACCACCTGGTCTGCAACAGAATTAGGGACAATAATATCATCCCCAAAAACGCTGCAGTTATCAGTGTGAGCTTGACATAACGCAAAAAGGATAAGGCTCATCAACTCAAAAGTGAAACCGTTCCCCATACTAGACACCTTTTCCGTGATAAAATAATTCTTATCAGGGTCAAGGCCCAAGGTCATTACTGACCGAGACTGTTCAATTAACTTGAATATCTTGTAGGGTAATAGGTACTTCACCAATGAGAGATGGATGCTATCACTAGCATTTTTAAGATCTATGGTAGCGAATTTCGTATCGCTAATCAATGACCGATGCTTTAACGCAACAGTCTGAAGATCTAATCCATGTTGTAGTAAACAAGCACGGATGCCTAGGCCTATTCGGCGTTGAGTCAGAATATTTGCTAAAGGCTCAATACAAATAGCTCTATCAACGTCCTTATTTTTCGGGACGGTAGAGAACCTATTTCCTTGAGTAAAAAGCGTTATTTGGTACAGCTTAAAACAGAAGATTTTGAATGCAAAATCTGGTTCATTCCTGAACTGATTGTACAATTCACGATCTCTTAGCCTTCCATCAACGCGATTTGCGTGCAAATGCGAAGCATAGCGTTTCTTCATTGCAACTTTGAGAGCTCTATGATGATAAACAGTTTTACACCATAGATCAAAGTTATCATATGTGCAAGTCCATGTACTACGAGATAGCTTAGACTCGATTGAGTTAAAGCCCTTTGTAGCAACGAACTCGCTACCGTTTGTAAAACTAACGGGTCCAATATGAAAATCCGCAAGGATTCTTTGAAGAATTTGCTTAGCTTTTGCCCAGTTAGGGCCTATAATCGATATAGGAAGCAATTCCTTGTCGAACTCTATCCACGCCTCCCAACACGTCTTACGACGCTGTTTAGCATGTTTCAAGTCCGGTACCTCTAGTTTAGCTTTGAAGCGCGCTTGCGCGTGTTCTTCCGCTTTGGTTTCAGCAACTTGACAACCGTCAGAGTTGCCGAAGTCAATAAGGGTACTAGCGACAGCACTGATCGTGCCTTTGTAGTCCATCCTGGTTCCTCTGACATAGTGCTACGGTGTTGTAATAACCGGAGCTGTAGTCGGACTGAATCCCTTGAAAACATTTTCAGAGATCCACGTACCAAGTTGGGCCGCCATGGAATTGGTGATGTTATTGATCCTTGTAGCTGACAGGACTGTACCAGAAATGGACAGCCTTACGCTTAAGGCATCATTAGCGTTAACCCCGGACACAGGAGTAATCGCGTTAGAGTCATTGTAAATCAACTCTACGCGAACGTTCTGTACCTGGACCCCATTCAGGGTCTTTTGGGCAGAAGTACTTCGAAACCGACATGTCATATCGGGTTTGCTGGGATCGGCGAAAATAACGCCATTGTTTTCCCTGCGTACAACTTGTAAAGTGACTGCGGCCATTGAGTCCGCCTTTCGATCAAAGCCTACCTCTTAACTCTAAGGGTAGACATTAACTGCTTTATAGTTGATTGAGATAGGGCACCTGCATCTACAATTCTCTTCCAAGAAACATATGGAGAGAACTGCAGTTTGACTGCACCCCGCCTATTGAAAAGCGACCTACTATACGAGTTAGTTCTCACTACTCGTAGAACACCAGTGAAATCACGATTCGTACATGAAGTACGAGACGGGAGACCACTGGGCCAACACGAATCCAATAGTGAAGTCGTGTTAACCTCAGCCGGATAGGAGGTATCACCTCTTTTCCAGACAGCGGTGTAGGTAGCCATTTTGCTTACCTTTACTGCCGTGCACGCCCCGCTAGAATTAGCGAGGTCGGCGGAGAACATATTTGTAATATAGTCTCCGACGTTTATAAACCAGTCAGCAACGAATGAGAAAGGAATTAACTCCCACGCGGTGCTGGCGATGTTAATTGACGTAGCAGCGGCACGTGCCATTGCTCCATTTTCGTATTTACACGCAACAGTCGACGTGACTCGTATATTACCCTCTTCCTCCTTTAGGATATAAATATCCGGGAGATTAGGAAGGTCGTAGCGACTCGTTTCGATTCTGCGGGTTGACTTATCACGAGTGATTTGCCAACGCTCTAGCGTCTTCTTTATATCCATATAGGAATAAATTAGAGGCATTAGTAAATACCGATAGGCTAACCAAGCCGAACCAATCTTGCGTAGAATCCTTTCGGAACTACGTAGTAATTGTCTCGGAGTTATACGTTGTGCTCTACGGAGATCCGAAGTCGGATGCTCAGAAAGAAAACGTATAAGGTTAGATCGGAAACTATCGGCACCAGATTTCATGTCCTGTGCAAGTTCTTTAAATTGCAACAGGTCAGTGAGCGCATCGTATGTCTTGTAAGACGCCAATGCACTGGCAGCCTGAGTTTCTTGGATAGCGTCCTGTACGCTACCTTCTTCAACAAGGCTCTTGACGTAAACGCCAGAAGCACGATTGTAGAAGGAGTTATAGTCATACTGCTCAGTCCAACGAGCCATATCTTGGACGAGGGCGTTGCCCCCGCAAAAGAGATTGGAACAAGTGGAAGGCGGTGTGATAAGCTTATACCGACGCCTTTGATGGATACGCCAAATACCATGACCACAAAACGGGACTTGAATGAGAGTATTATTTACCTCAACAGTCGTATTGTAGTAGGGCGTCATTGAGACGACCGCACTAACAATTACAGGCTCCACCCACTTACCTTTGTGAAAGGTAGGTGTACGTGGAGTCTTACTGCTGGATATGACAGAGGGTTCGTAGTAGTTTAGTTCACCAGATCCTGGCATATGCCCATATGTAATGGGACGTGACAGGGAGGTGGACGTACTACACGAACATCCTCCATCACATACAGCAACTCCGTCCCAAGCGGGTAAAACCGCTTGGTGGCCGTTAATTATGGTTTGGTATGGCACCATCATACAAGGCTCCTCTATGAGGAAAAGTGAGACCAGTAATGGCTCACGGTAAGCGGCAAATAGTAATTAAGCTATTCACCATCTTCACAAAGATTGTGAAGATTAGTTAAATCCAATGATCCTTGCTGTTCCGATTGAAGGAACAACATGTTATGGAGCCGGGTTAACGCAACCCGGTCAATAACATAGCAAGTTAAGCCAGTGGGCACCTTCCCTAAGATCTTTACGTTAAAGAACTTAATGTACGGGATGCCACTGTTTTCTAGAGCTTCGATAAGCTCCGGAGAACATTCTTCGTATTCGCCAATCTTCCCTACGTTTTTCAACCAGGGAAGGGCTGTACTAAGAATACAGGAAAAGTTTCCTGTTGAGGCAGCGGACACAAAGCATCTCGACGTAGTCTTCATAGGGACCTCCTATTGGTTCATTGGTAAAAAGAGAGGTAAATCCTC